ATGGCATCAGCCGCGAAACCTTAGTTGCAGAAGGCATGACATTTGAGTTGCCTCGCGTAACGGCTGTACCAACAGTTTTGCCAATTAATGAAAATGATGCAGTCACAGAATCATCACTATCAGCAACATTTTTGTCAGTTTCCGTACAGCCGTTCAAAGGCCGTGCGATCTCGACAGTAGAGCTCATTGATCGCAGCCGACCAGAGTATCTAACAGCTCTTTTGCAAAATCTTGAGTTTGCATACGCAAAAGAAACAGATGAGTATGCATTGGCAGCAATGCAAGCGGCAGTCACTACTGTTACAGCACAGGCAGCAAACTCAGCAACCGGATTTCTTGGATACACATCAAAGGCAGCCGCAAATGTTTATGGCGCATCACTTGGATTCGCCCGCTCATTGATTGTTTCACCAACACAATGGGGAAATATCATGGGATACAACGACAATGGCGCACCGCTATACAATGCGGCCCAACCTAGCAATGCGGCAGGAAATGTTCGCGGTGACAGTTTGCGCGGTGTAGTTTCACCGGGCCTTAACCTGTATGTTTCACGCTCATTTGGTAACGCTGGTACAACAACAGCCGATGGCGATTCTTCAATGGTAGTTGTTAATCCAGATTCATACACATGGTACGAATCTCCACGCTTTACGCTACGCACCAACATAAACAGCGATGGAACAATTGACATCCTGTATTACGGCTATGGCGCACTTGCTGCCAAAGTGCCAAATGGTGCGCAATTTAATAACCTCCCATAAATAACAATCAATCATCGGTAGCGGTCGCTCCCGAACGCTACTGATACGAAAGGAACCGAGATGCCAGCAATAGTCACAGCTTCACAGCTACGATCCATTCTTGGTGTCTCGGTTTCCTTGTATTCTGATGCGCAGCTTGATTCATTTATTGATTCAGCTGAACAAACAATTTTGCCGTTACTCACGCAATACCAATCATCGGTGACATTTGCCAATGTAAGTGATTCCGTCATTTATTTCACCACAATGCGGCCAAATTACTTTGTGCCGGGGCAATCTGTTGTTGTAACCGGGGCCGGAACATACAACGCGACCTACACAGTCACCGATGATCGGATTGAGCCTTACACATTTACAGCTGCAACAGCTGCCGCTGACCGGACATACCCGTTGCCATTTATTCCAGCGGCAACAGCAACATTGAGCGGATCATCAGCGGCACAGCTGTACGCAAACACACCTCCCATTGAAAACGCCATTTTGGTTGTATCGGTTGAAATTTTCCAGAGCATTACAGCTCCCGGCAATCAAATCATGTCAGACACATTCCAGCCGCAACCATTTATTTTAGGCCGAAGCCTTACAAATAGAGTCGTTGGGCTACTCGGGCCATTTTTGGATGTCGAGGCAATGTGCCAATGACAATTGAAGCTGACATCAGAACGCCATTGCAAACAACACTTTCAACAATTGCGGCCAATGTCTATAATGGCATTCCAGAGACAATGACAAGTCCAAGCATTGTTTTAGTACCTGGATCACCATATTTGGAAAGCGTTTTAATTAATGGCGCAACAACAAAAGTCAAAATTAATTTGACTGTCACAGGTGTTGTTGCTTATATGAACAATGCGGCAGCTTTGGACAATCTGGAACAATTGATGATTGACATCATCAGCACAATGCCATCAGGCTATGAAGTCGGCGATGTGAATCAACCACAATCATTGGAAGTCGGTGCAGGTAAATACCTGATAGCCGATTTACAAGTCAGCACCTATTACACCAACTAAGGAGAAATCATGCCAACAACAATCGTCACCGGCAGAGACATCACTTTCACCATTGCTGGTGATAACTACGATGCACAGGCCACATCCGCAATCTTGACTATTGATTCAACAATCAATACATATCAAACACTTGATGGCAAGGCGTATTTCACGACAGATTCGCAAGGATCGTTTGCCGTTGAAATGCTTGCCGACTGGCCAGCAGGTGGATCACTATGCAACGCGCTATGGACAGCGGCAGACACCGCACCCAACACACCATTGGCCGTTGTTTTCACAGCTGCATCAGGATCGGTGTTTAACTTTGATGTTCAGCCAATTTTCCCATCAGCTGGAGGCACAGCACCAGATGCACAGACTGTTTCACTAGCATTCACCTGTGTAACTACACCAACACTCTAGAAAGGAAATCGGGAGCATGAAACTACCAATCACAATCGAATTCGTTACGGGGGATAGCGCAACATATACCGCGCTACCACCGGAATGGATGAAATGGGAACAGAAAACCGGAAACACGATTCAGCAAGTAGCCGAGAAATTGGGAATTGCTGATTTGATGTTTTTGGCGTATCACTCAATGAAGCGAGAAGCAGCCGGTAAAACTGTCAAGCCATTTGAGGTGTGGTGCGAAACTGTAACTGACATCAGCATGGGAGAAACCGAACACCCAAAAGTTATGAGCCGGGAACAATAAACCGGATTATTTGGGAATTGGCCATCACGACCGGATTGTCACGATCAGAGTTTCAAACAGCGGAAGATGTTTTAACTGTGTATGACATTTTGAGGAGGCGCAATGGCAACTAAATCATCCAGAGACACCGGCACCTTTTCATTTACTGTCGAGCCTTTAGAATTGAAAAATCTATTTAGGCTTTTGTCTGCATTGCCAAAAGAAGTTCAAGATCAAGTCAGAACCGAAGCTCAGACAATGTCAAAGAGGCTTGCCGGACAGCTAATGCAATTTGGCCTTGTATCTCCAACACCACAAGCAAAATTGGTTATGGACTCAATTACCACACCACGCGACCGGCTAATTCGTGTTGATATTGGTGGCACAAAGAAGGTTGGCCGCAAGTACGGCGGGAAAACAGGTAAAGGCGGCAAACGCACAAATCAATCACAAGCTGCCGCTGGAACGCTGTTATGGGGATCAGAATATGGCTCTCATCCCGGCATTGATAGAGCAGGTCGCAAATACACAAACAGATTTAAGGCTCCCGCAAATCCAAGTGGTTATTGGATAACACCAGCTGTTGATTTCTACACGCCGGTAGTGGCCAAAGAATACATTGCAATGGTTCAAACACTTATCAGAGCGAACGGACTCGATTAATGGCAAAAATTCCAAAAGTCACAGTAACCTTTGATGCTGATTTAGATTCGCTAAAAAAAGGCGTTAAAGGCGCAACAACCGAGGTTGATTCATTTGGCACTAAGGTTGGCGATTTTAGCAAAAAGGCCGCTTTAGCATTTGCCGCCGTGGCCGCTGCCGCTGGAGCAATGGCCATCAAAATTGGCGTAGATGCTGTTAAAGCTGCAAGCGATTTAAGCGAAACTATTTCAAAGGTCAATGTGTTATTTGGTGACACAGCAAAAGACATTGAGGATTTTGCAGATAGTGCAGCATCATCATTGGGCCAGACCAAGCAACAAGCATTGGATGCTGCTGCAACATTTGCCACATTTGGCAGAGCTGCCGGACTAAGCGGCAAGGATTTATCAAGTTTTTCAACCGGCTTTGTTTCATTAGCTTCTGATCTTGCTTCATTTAACAATACATCACCCGAGCAAGCAATCAATGCAATTGGCTCAGCATTACGCGGTGAAGCCGAACCATTGCGTGCATATGGTGTTTTGCTTGATGATGCATCATTGCGCCAAGCCGCTTTGGAATTGGGAATCATCAGCACAACCAAAAACGCATTAACACCACAGCAAAAAGTTTTGGCAGCTCAGGCTCTTATTTACCAACAAACATCAGCAGCGCAAGGCGATTTTGAGCGCACCAGCGATGGCCTAGCCAACAAAACACGCATTCTTACAGCTCAATTGGAAAACGCCAAAGTCACTATTGGTACGGCACTTTTGCCCATTGTTCTAGAATTGGCAACTTTGTTTTCAGAAAAGGTTATTCCAATCGTGCAACAAGTTGCGGATGCTTTTGGATCAAATGCAGATGGTATGGACGGCACATTGCGTACTTTGGCCGATGGAATCAAAGGCTTTGTGCAGCCTATTTTTGAAGGATTTAAATCTGCTTTTGATAAAATTAAAGCAACTGTAATTGAAAATAAAGATGAATTTAAAGCATTTTTTGATGTTATTAAAGTTGCCGCACCTATTATTGGAACTGTTATTGGAAAAGCTTTTAGCCTAATAGGAGACATTGCCAGCGTTGTTCTCAATGTCATGGCAAATGTTATTGGAGCTTTAAAAGGTTTAATTAACACCGCAATTGATCTGATTAACATTGCAATTAAAGGTTTTAACCTTATTAAGCCGGGGGCAGACATAAGCCCAATTTCAAAAATCGGAACATCTGGTGGCAGCTCAGGTTTTGCAACATCGGGCGCACCGGGAGCAATTACAGGTGGTAAAGCAAGCGGTGCAACAACCGGTGGCACTACTGGTGCAACAACCGGTGGAACAACAGCAAACACGATTCTTAATGAAGCGGCCTCAACAGTCACAAAGGCTGCCGTTGCAACAAAAGCAATTGCTGGTGCATTTACAGATTCACAAAATGCCGCTCGATTGGCAGCCCAAGGCAGCGGCGGTTTCACAGACTCTCAAAACGCCGCACGACTAGCCGCTCAAGGTGGAATCACAATAAATGTCAATGCTCCATCAATTATTGATGAGGAGGCATTTAGCCGGGCAACAGCCAATGCTCTTAACAACTCGACTTTTAGAGGCACAAATGGTGCAAGCAATTTGGTTTATTTATGACAATTTTTAATCCAATTTGGCGCGTCAAAATTGCAGGTGTTCAATACACAAATTATGTTTTGGCTAACCTTTCAACTACATCGGGTCGCACAAACATCTATGAACAAGCAAATGCTGGATATGTGAGCCTTGAGCTAATCAATTTAGATCAATCCAACATTGACATTGAAATTAATGATGCTGTGACTATTGAATTGCAAGATTCCACAGCTACATTTGTGCCAATCTTTGGGGGCACAGTCGTTGATCTAGGCATTGGCATAGCTGCATCTGGTGTCGTTGGCATTAATCAATTAGTCAGAATTACAGCTGTGGGAGCTTTGGCTAGATTGCCAAAAGCTTTGACCGATGGTGTTTTGTCACAGGATTTTGATGGGGATCAAATTCTGACCATTCTTACCGATTTGCTCATTAACTCATGGAATGAAGTGCCAGCAGCTTTAACATGGGCAACCTATGATCCAACAGAGCAATGGCAAAATGCACAAAACACCGGATTGGGCGAAATTGACACACCCGGCAGCTATGAATTGGCACAACGCTCATCATCCACAATTGATGTTTATTCATTGGTATCAGCTTTAGCGACATCCGGATTGGGCTATATCTACGAAAACGCTCAAGGCCAAATCTCCTATGCCTCGGCAGACCATCGCTCAATTTATCTGGCCACCAATGGCTACACCGATGTATCGGCAGCTCAGGCCATTGCCAATTCACTCTTTGTGCAAACTCGAGCTGGTGACATTCGAAATGAAATTGTTATCAAATATGGCACCAATTCAGCCTCAGAGGTGACAGATACCGATGCCACCTCGGTTGGCTTATATGGCCGATTAGCCCAAATTATTACCACCACCATTAAGCACCAAGCCGATGCTGAGGATCAAGCAGCGTTTTATTTGACTCTTAGATCGTATCCACAAGCCAATTTTAACCAAATCACTTTTGAGCTGACAAACTCTGAAATTGATGATGCTGACCGGGATGCCTTGATTAACATTTTTATGGGCTTGCCTTTACGCATCACAGATTTGCCGCTCAATATGGCTTCCGGCACATATCTTGGATTTGTCGAAGGCTGGTCATGGCGTGCCTCATACAATTCGGTATCAGTAACCGCTTTACTTTCACCATTGGCATTTTCATTGCAAGCCATGCAATGGCAAGATGTCGCAATTGCAGAACAATGGAACACAATCAGCGGAAGCCTAAATTGGGCTGATGCGTTAGTCGTAGCGTAAGGAGAAAAAATGAGCAACCCAACAACCCCGTTTTCGTGGCAAATGCCTACGGCAACGGATTTGGTAACAGATTTACCTGCTGACTTTGAAGTCTTTGGGCAAGCTGTTGCCACATCAATGGCAGATTTATTAGGTGGCACATCCGGCCAGATTCTCGCAAAAAATTCAAACACCGACATGGATTTTGTGTGGATCACAAATGACGTGGGTGACATTACTGCCGTCACTGCTGGCACGGGCATTTCAGGCGGTGGCACTTCAGGTGCGGTGACAATCACAAACTCAATGGCAACAGAAATTGCAGCAAAAGGCGATTTAATCGTTGGCACTGGTTCTGCAACTTTTGACAATCTTGGAGTAGGCACAAACGGACAAGTATTGACCGCTGATTCAACAGTCAGCCCAACAGGCTTGAAATGGGCTACACCAGCAAGCGGTTCAACTTTTGTTGGTTGTTCATTATCAAAAAATGCTTCTCAATCTATTACAAATGGAGCAACCACAGCCTTAACTTTTCAGGTGGAATTATTTGACACAGACGGATTTCACAGCACATCTAGCAACACGGAAAGAATTACAATTCCCGCTGGAAAAGGCGGTTATTATTTAATTGTTGGACAAGTTTCAATGACAGGAACTGCCACCTTAACAAATGTTAGACGCGTACCTGACATTAGAAAAAATGGTTCAAGCACATTGAAAAATGTTGATGCTCCGATTGGTCAGGATTATCCAAATGCCACAGTTATGGCCTTTGCTAATTTAGCAGTAGCAGATTACATTGAATTACGAGTTTATAACGGACAAGGTTCTTCACTTCCAATTAACGATGGCCCAGAAGCCACACAATTTGCAGCATATTATTTAGGAGCATAGAAAATGATTAGATTTGATATTCCAAAAAATCTTAATGGTTTTGAATTGGTTGAAGAATTAGAAACTGCTGGAGTTACTGTTATTGAAGAAGATGGCAGAAAAGCACCAGTTATAGACACTCAAGGTTTATGGCTTAATATTGCACAAAGTGATGAAGCCAAAGCCAAGCCAATCGTTGCTGCACATAGCGGAACAATGGTTGCACCTGAGCCGACTATCAACGACAAACTTGCAAGCGTTGGTCTATCCGTTGATGAACTTAAAGCGGCATTAGGTTTGTAAATGACATTTCCACAAGGCACATTGCCGCGTTTAATTCAGGTTGCGCTTGCCGAGGTCGGCACAGCTGAAACTGGAAACAATGAGACAAAGTATGGCAAATACATGAAAGCCGACAAGCTGCCATGGTGTGGGTCATTTCTTAATTGGTGCGCAAATCAAGCTGGTGTGAAAGTGCCAAATGTGGTCAGCACAAAAGCTGGAGCTGAGGCGTTTAAGAAAAACAAGCAATGGCACGAAACACCAAAAATTGGTGATTTTGTGTTTTTTGATTTTATCATTGATGACAAAGTGACAATTAATCACATCGGTTTAGTAATTCGGGCATCGGAGAAACAAATTGTGACTATTGAAGGCAATACATCAGGCGGTGGGGATCAGCGCAATGGTGGCGAGGTCATGGTGAAATCAAGAACTTTGGGAGCAAGGTCATTTGTTGTCGGTTACGGCCGACCAACTTATGCCCCGTTTTCGGGTGAATTGCCCGACCGACCAAAAGGAGAAAAATAATGGATAAAGCAAAAGCTCTGTTAGCATCTTGGGCTCGCTCATACATCGCAGCTGCATTGGCCGTTTATATGGCTGGTGGAGATTGGAAGCAAATAGCAATGGGTGGCGTGGCAGCTGTTGTGCCCGTCATTTTGCGCTGGCTCAATCCAGCTGACAAAGCATTTGGATCAACTGGAAAGTGATTTTGAAACTACGCGCGGCAGGTTTAGCTTTAGGTTTATCGCTAAGCCTTGCCGGGTGTGGTTATGATGGATGGGTCAGGTATCCATGCCAAGAATTTGAGAATTGGAAAAACCCGGAATGTCAAAAACCACAATGCCAAGTAACTGGCACCTGCACCGAGGATGTGATTGGTGATGGCCTCCAAAAATAAAGAACGATTGAGCCAAGAGGACATCAAAGCGCGGCTTATGTTTCTAATTGGCTCAATTTTGGCCATTGTGTTTCTCGTTGTTACTTTAGGCATTACTTACGCTTTGATTTTTGTGACTCAACCAATTGGCAACCAATCTCCTAATGATGCAGCTTTTATTGATTTGCTAAAGACTTTGGCAATCTTTCTTACCGGTTCATTGGGTGGTGTGTTGGCATCAAATGGCCTCAAAGACAAACCAAAATCAGAATATGAAAAAACTATTGAACGGCGTTTAAGCGGTAACGACACGCCATGATTTGAGCGTGATTCTTGAAAATGTCGGCTGTGCCTGTCACTCTGTATTTGGGAGCTGAGACACGGCTCCCAGAAACGGGAGCAAAAAATGACATCAGGTGAAATTGGTGTGTTTATATTTATGGTGCTGGCTTGCATTTTGTGGGCTATTTGCAGCTATGCGGTTGGCTACAAAGAAGGCCACAAAGATGGCTATCAGCGAGGCAAGGCCGTAGGCCGCCATGCATCAGGTCAGGCGGTGCGCTAATGGCGTTCATGGACTCATACGAAGGCAATAAAGAGCGGACTGACAGGTGGATTGCCACATATCCGCAAGGCCGGCTTGAAACGCACATCATTGAATTTAATGCCGAAAAAGGCTATGTGCTGGTTCAAGCTAAAGCATGGCGCAATCAGACCGAAATTGATCCTGCCGGCATTGATTATGCACATGGGTTTCTTGCAGCTTACAGCGAGAAAATGAGGCGTTGGATGGTTGAAGATACCTGCACCTCAGCTTTGATGCGCGTGATGGCCTTGGTTATGGGTGGCACGGAAAAGGCCACAAAGGAGGTTATGACATTGGTTAAGACGGAAACACCAGCCGCCGAATATGACTACTGGACAACAAAGCATGGCGATGTGCCAAGCTATAAGACCAGAGATGAAGCTGAGCAAGCTGAGGAGACCGGTTGGGCCGTTAATGGCGTGCCAATGTGCGCACATGGATCAATGCGATGGAATCAAAGCAAACCCGATGCACCTAAAGCTTGGGCCGGATACTTTTGCAGCGAGAAAATCAAAGAAAAGCAATGTAAGCCTCAATGGCATGTTCTGACCAGCGATGGCACTTTTAAGCCACAGGTTTGATAATGACAAAAAAACGATTAATTATAATCTTGTTGTTTGTTCAAATCGTGCTATTAATGGCAATGATTTGGATGTCGGTTAAATGAGCGATTATATTGAAATTATCCATCCACAGAGCATGACAGCCAAATTGCTATGCAATGGTGTGGTGGTCGAAGAATACAAAATTGAACAATGTGACAAATGCTCACAGCTAAGGCGATTAGATCAATTTGGCTATCAAAAAGGTTATGACCGCACCGAAAACATCATTTGGTTTTGTGGAGATTGCCGATGATAGATCGCATTGAGGAGGTGCAATGCATGATTGCAGCCATATCACATTGCCATGACAGGTCAGCCGACCACAGCTCACGCATAGTCAAAAACCTCTCATGGTTTGAGTATGTGGCACAAATGGGCGAATCAATGTTGGCTGAGATGGTTGTGGCCAAGCGGTTGGGTTATGACTATCAACCTGGCATTACATGGGATAAATCTAAAGCCGATGTGGGCGAACACATTGAGGTCAAATGGTCAGCCAATCCCAACAGCAATTTGTGGATTCAAGAAAGTGACCGCGAGGATCGTGACATTGCGGTGCTAGTCGTAGGCAACACACCAAAAATGCACATTGTGGGCTGGATGCCCGTAGCTGTGGCCAAAAAGCCTAGATATAAAAACACAAGCCAAAACAATTGGACTGTGCCACAGGTTAATCTGCAACCCATTGAAACATTGATAAGGAGCAACTATGCACATCCTTCAATTTGATTGCGCTATTTGTAAGAAGCTTTACGGAAAACCTAAGCAACGCTTTGGTTTGAAGAAAGGTGCGGAATTGACAGAGCATGAGTGGTTTGCTCAATGCATGGGCTGTGGCACATTTGGCATCAAGATTGTGGATGATTCTCGGATTGCTGAGTTGAGCCAATGAATAAGTTATCCACAGGAGTTATGCACAGGTGTGTGAAAGCTGTGGGGCTCGCCCAAAATCACGCGGGGTTCTTGACAGCATCATTACCATCTACACGAGGTAGCGAGCCGGTTAGCCGGATAGCTCGCAGCCGATGTTTGATGGTTTTGGCCGTGCTTTGTGTAATTGGCATTACACCGGCTTATGCAACAAAAGATGTTAAACAAGCATCAATTGATTCACTTAAACTTTATGCACATTCAAGGATCATTAACTACAAAGAGTTTCAATGCTTTGACACATTAATAAAAGCCGAATCAAATTGGCGTGTGGAAGCAATTAATCCAAATGGCAATCACTTTGGGCTTGGTCAAATGCGCAATACAAAGTATCGAAACCTCGATGGATTCCGAATGATTGATTGGACATTGAGATACATAGATCACAGGTATCAAGGCAAGATATGCAATGGGGCATTAACTCATTGGAAGAAGCATGGGTGGCATTAGTGTCGTATCACTCTCAAAGAGCTGCTAACAGCTCCAAATGGAAGCAAATCAGAAAGCGCATCATTGCCAGAGATCAAGGCATTTGTGCCTATTGTGGTGTAGAAGGTGCCACGACTGTGGATCATGTGTTGCCGGTGGCCCGAGGCGGTGACGATAATGAGTCCAATTTGGTCTGTGCATGCGTAAGATGCAACACATCGAAAGGAAAGAAGATGCCGTTCGATTTTTTTGAGCCCGTTTCCACAACCAAGCTTACCCGGGGCTTCTTTGTACCCGAAAACGACAGCCAAAGCCATGAATAGTGATGGTCAGGTCATAATTGACCCAATGCCGGTTGAAATCCTCTCAGATGGGCTGCAATCGGTTTTTGAATCGGTCACAGAGCCTAGAATCCATTCACCGCTTAATGATTTGCCTTCACGCGGCTTTGAACTCATTGATTTTGCCGAACAAATCATTCAAGGCGGCTTTATGCCGTGGCAAAAGTTTCTGGCCGAGCATTCACTCAAGGTGAAACCCGATGGCCGCTACCATCACCCAATTTCAGTTGCGACTGTTGCAAGGCAAAATGGCAAAAGTACCTACATGATGGCTCGCATCCTTATGGGCTTGTTCCATTGGCGCGAGAGTTTGCAAGTCTCCACAGCTCACCGGCTGGTGACATCGCTCGAGCAATTTCGGGCAATCGTGCAGATTATTGAAAGCAATGACGATTTGGCAAAACGGGTCAAGCGCATCAGGTGGCAACATGGAGCCGAAGAAATTGAAACGCTGGAAGGATCGCGTTTTATTATCAAAGCAGGTGGGTCAGCTGCCCGTGGATTGAGCAAACCCGAATCAATCCACATGGATGAAATCCGAGAGCTGCACGACATGGAGACATTTGCTGCAATGCGATACACATTAATGGCTGCCAAAAATCCACAGGTCAATTGCTTTTCCACGGCCGGTGATTCGCACAGCATTGTGCTTAATCAGCTGAGAGAGCGTGGGTTGGCGGCAGCTAGTGGGGCCAGCGATGATGTGGGATATTTTGAGTGGTCAGCTCCTACCGATGAAATTTCATTAGAAAATGCAGCTTTTGCCAATCCCGGCCTCAACATAACAATTCATCCCGACAATATCCGAGCCGTTTTCAATGATCCTGCCGATGTTGTGCAAACCGAAGTTTTGAATCGTTGGGTGCAAACAATCTCAAGCGTTATTGGGGCCAAAGAATGGCAAGCTTGCGGCGATGAAACAATTGACCTTGACATTGACAAGCTGACATGGATGGCGATTGATATTTCACCGGATCGTAGAAATGCAGCTTTAGTGGGAGCCCAAAAGCTTGGATCAGAGAGCTTTGTGATAAAGTTGCTCCACACATGGGAAAACACGATACAGCTTGATGATCGGGCAATTGCAAACGATGCAGCGGCTTATTGCCGGAAATACCCCATTGAGTATTTGCTTTACTCACGCCGCACAACCGGGGCCATTGCGGCGCGTATGGTTCCAGCTGGTATTCCAATCCACGACATGGATTCGGCTTACCCGCAAGCATGTGATGAATTGTTGGGCGCAATCAATTCTGGCCGCTTGAAACATCGAAACCAATCAACGCTGACAGAGCAAATGCTTTCAGCTGTGCGATTGCGTAAAGGCGATGGCGGTTGGGTCATTGGAAGGCGTGCCAGCGGAACCGCCGTGGCCGCTGCCGTGGCCGCTGCATTATGCACGCATTTTGCGACACGCCCAGAAACGGAAATAGACATTTTAGTGGGTTGATGCTTGACATTTTGAGAAAATGGGTGCATGGGATTATTTGACCGCAAACGCACCATTGAAACAGTAGCGCCAATGCGCGGTGCTGATGTAGCTGCACAAATTGGGCCAGCTCCAACGCTTGATGCGTTTTATCCATTTGGCGGCGCGGATTATCTTGCAAGCCGTGAAGAAGCAATGAGCGTTCCGGCAATTGCACGCGCAAGAAATATGATTTGCAATTCAATTGCAACAATTCCATTAATTACACGCGATAAAGACACAGGCCAAGTTATTGACCAGCCAATTGTTATTGATGAACCTGATCGTAGAGTGCCGGGCTCGGTATCGTGGGTATGGGCGTGCGAAGATTTACTTTTTACAGGATTTTCTTATTTTCAAGTTCAGTCGCTTTTTGCCGACACATTCAGAGTGCGCGAAATGTGGCGCGTAGCTCCTAATCGCGTTGGCACATTTTTAGATTCGAATGGCACATCAATTCTTTATTACACAGTTGATGGCAAGCAAGTACCGGAAAGAGGCGTTGGCTCACTTGTTGTGTTTTACGGCAATGATGAAGGTTTATTAAATCGAGCCGGTCGGACAATTCGTGCCGGTGCAGAACTTGAGCGAGCAGCTGCAATGTATGCACGCGAACCTGTACCATCAATGGTTTTGAAATCAAACGGCACAGCATTGCCAGCTGATCGCATTGCAAAATTGCTTGATGCATGGGGCGCGGCTCGTAGAAATCGCGGCACAGCTTTTCTTAATGCTGACATCACAATGGAGACTGTTGGTTTTACACCAGAGCAAATTGGCCTAAATGCAGCCCGAGAAATAATTGCAACCGAACTAGCCAGAGCCGTAGGTATTCCGGCTTACTTTATTGATGCGCCGACTGGATCATCCATGACCTATCAAAACGCCCAGACGGCGCGTCAAACTCTTTTGGATTTCTCGCTGCTTCCGTTAATGAACAGCTTGACCAGCCGGCTTTCAATGCCAGATTTTACGCCATCAACACAGCGCGTTGAATTTGATTTGAAGGCTTACTTGCGCGGATCAGAGAAAGAGCGTGCAGAGATTTACAAGATTTTGTTCGACATCGGAGCAATCACTACCGATGAAATTAGACAAATGGAGGACATGATCTCATGAAGCTAACAACACCCATGCAAATTACGGCAGCTGATTCTGATTCTCGGACCATCACCGGCCGCATTGTTGCATTTAATGAGCAAGCAAATGCAAGCACAGGCAAAGTCACTTTTGCTCGCGGATCAATCGTGCCACAAGATGTGTTTCTTAATCTTGAGCATGACAACACACGCAGAATTGGCAAAAGCATTGCCATGAGTGTTAATGATAAAGAAATGACTGCCACATTCAAGATTGCAAACACAACAGCCGGAACCGATGCATTGGTTGAGGCAATGGATGGCTTACGCGATGGATTTAGCATTGAACTAGCTGTTGATAATTATGAAATGCAAAAAGATGGCACAATGAGAGTGTTAAATGGCCAGTTAAAAGGCGTGGCACTTGTTACTGAACCAGCCGTGCGATCTGCACGCGTTTCAGAGGTAGCCGCATCAGAAGATTCTGAAACTCAAGAAGTATCAGATAACACAAACCCAAATGAAGGAGACAAAGTGGATAACACTACCGAAAATACCGCTCCTGCCGTTGAACCGGTAGCAGCTCCAGCAGTCGAACCAGTACAGGCATCACGCCCGGCTTATCACACAGCACCACGCTCACCAATTGTAAATAAGGTGACATACCTTGAGCATTACCTACGCGCAAGCATTTTGCATGATGAAGATTCTCGCCAATATGTAAAGGCAGCTGATAACACAACATCAACCGCACCTGGCATGATTCCAACACCACAAAGCACACAGGTTATCAATGCGCTTGCAAACGCTGATCGAGGCACAATTGATGGCATCAGCCGCGAAACCTTAGTTGCAGAAGGCATGACATTTGAGTTGCCTCGCGTAACGGCTGTACCAACAGTTTTGCCAATTAATGAAAATGATGCAGTCACAGAATCATCACTATCAGCAAC